CATAAAGAAAGCTGTCAGGGAACGAGTTATCTCTAGAAGGATATGCTACTCAACGTTTTGGGAACGAGAACAGAACTTTCTTGGCCTAAGCAAAAACTTCTCGAAGGAGATAGCGTCTAAGGTTAGGTTTGCAAGTTGGTCAAAGCTTGACGAGGTGTTATGTCTGGTAAGCAAGAGGATAAAGAAAAGAGCGGACTAGAAGTTGAAAAGCTGGAGAAATGCTTAAACGATTCTTTTGAGATGTGCACTCAGCTGCTAGAGACGCTAGAGGAGCCAAAAGAAATATCCAAGATCATGTATGCTGTTTCTTACCTGGTAAACTCAGCTGTCAAATACTTAGATCACCGAGATGTTCGCTCCCGCCTAGATGAAATCACAGAAGCAGTTGAAGAATCTGGCGCTTCTGATCTAGCTGAGAAGATAGAAAGCTTCGTCATAGATTTTAACAGGGCGAAAAGCGGAAGACCTTCACGAGCTGAAGGTGGAAAGTACAAGAAACCATTGTAGAGGACTTTAACATGGCAAAACCAAAGCTTGGAACTGGGGCTAGGTTCAAGGAGCTTAAGAATAAGTTGGCGGCAAAGGGAGCGATAAATCCAGCCGCGTTGGCAGCATGGATTGGACGCAAGAAGTACGGCAAAGAAAGGTTCCAGAAGCTTTCTGTTAAAGGAAGAAAAAGCTGATGCCGTTCAAAAGCGAGAAGCAAAAGCGCTTCTTTGGCATGTGTGCGGCAGGAAAGATCAAAGAAGGTTGTCCGCCGCTGAATGTTATAGACGAATTCTTTGAGGCTGAGAGAAGAATGAAAGGCAAGAAAGGAAAAGGGAAAGGAAAAGGCTGCTGAGTGTCTAAGATATTCTTTCCTAATCCAGTCCAAAAGCGATTCATAGAAAGCCGTGGGATTGCAGACCTGTTCTGCTCAAGGATGGGCGAAGGCAAAACCACGGCTTTAGTCATGTCTTGCTTTTATCACACGCTCAATAATCCTGGGGCGCATTGGGTAATCATCAGGGAAACTTGGCAATCCTTAAAGCGCACAACCTACCAGGAGTTCTTAAACTGGTTTGAACCTTACGTAGAGACCAAGCAGGAGAACTCATCTTCTGCTGTAGCTGTTTGGAAGAAGCCTTTGAAAGGCAAAGTCTGGTTCATTCCAGCTGACAGCCCGATGGATTCTGGCAAGCTACAATCTCTTGAGATTGCCGGCGTTGGAATCGATGAGGCTGTTCCGGTCGGAATGTCTGGCGGTGTTTCTGAAACCGTCTTCGACATCATGCTGGGCAGAAGGCGTCAGAAAGGAATGAACTGGATGGCTTGCAAGGTAGTATGCAATAACCCATCTCCACAGCATTGGGTCTATAGGCGCTTTATAGAAACTCCAATTGAAGGATTCAACGTCTTCCAGACTGACGCGCCAGAAAACATTAAAAACCTTCCGCCGTCTTATTACGATGAACTTAAGGCCGTCTGGGCGCATAGGAAAGACTTAATCCGTCGCTACGTGCAAGGTGAATACTGCGCTGTCTACGAAGGAGAGCCAGCGGTACCTACGTTCGATGTAGAAAAGCACGTTTGCGAAGCGGACAGCATGCCGCCGCTTGACAGGTCGAAAGAGGTTATCGCGCTTTGGGATGCCTCCATGCATCCTGCGCTTCTGATATGCCAGCTACACAACGGCAAGCTGTATGTCTATGATGAGTTCTTTGGAACCGGCATAGGAGTCTATGAGCTAATCAAGGCTCATATGAGCCCCCAATACTTTGGCCTTAAGTTTAGGCATATTGGGGATGACACGATGACAAGGATGGAGCAGTCAAAAGCATATGCGGCAGATAGGGCGAATTGCGCCGCCAATGTAATCATAAAGATGCTTGGAGGAACATTTACTCCTGGCGCTCATTACATTCACACTCGCCTAGAAGCGATCCAGATGGCTTGTTATGATGGTGATGTAATCGTTTCAAAGAATTGTCGCTATTTGGTTGAAGCATTAGCAGGCGCCTGGTCTTTAGTGGAGACTAACAAGAAGAAGAGCCATCCTTATTCTGACTTAGGGGATGCGCTTTCTTATGGTTGTAGCGTCGTCTTTGTCAACAAGCTAATCAGGAAGGCGAATCGTTTGGCTTCGGCAAAGCAGAATGTTTATACCTTCAAGAATGCAGCCACCTACTCCAGATAAAGGCCCATTAGATTATACAGTTCTAACATACGCGTGGGTAATCTTCCTGTCAATGTTTGGCGGGTTTGCTAGTTTTGTCGTCAAACTAAAGGAAGGGAAAGTAAGGGCATTCAACATAACAGAACTAGTTGGAGATTTGGTTATAAGCGCTTTCGCCGGCATAATAACTTTCTATCTATGCCAATCTGCTGGTTTTGGTAATACATTTACTGCGGCACTAGTAGGCATATCCGGCCATATGGGAGGAAGAGCAATCCATCTATTTGAAAAGTTTATGGAGAATTTTGTCAGGAAGTGATAACGCCATTTATCCTTTGCTTGTTTTCGCTTGTTCTTCTTCTTATCTCAGACAGAGACACTTCTGTATTAGAGCCGCTTGAAATGTTTGCGTATGCAACAATGATTTACGGATCATTAAATCTTTTGGTCGACATATTTTGTGAAGAAGAAGATGAATGATAGGATTGAGAAATCGGTAGGAATCATATTGGCTATAATCTTCATTTTTCTTTTTAGCACACTTGCTGTGTCTTCAATACACATAATCCTCAATGAATTATTATAGTCCGCCGCCGCCTAATTACTCGACTGGTTTTGAAGGACTTTGCCAAAACTGTGGCAAGTATATAGGGAACTATTATTTATACTACTCTAACGTTTGTGAAGATTGCGAAGCAGCTTTAACAGAAGCAGAACAGCATTCAAAAGCATTGACCTATAGGTTCGGCACATATGCAAAAAGAAAGAGAGATATTAGATTATATTGATGTATGTTATAGGGAATCTGAGGAGGCAAGAAAGAAAAGGAAAGAAAAGAACAAGATTAACGTAGAGGCATATAACTCTTGCTTTCCTGACGACTTCTTAGAAGGAAAGTCAGAAGATCAATCTACACAGTTTATCCCAAAGACTTTCGTTGCCGTAGAGCGCCTCTCAAAGTTCATCACCAAAGCAATCACAGACGCGGGAAATGAATTCTTCACCGTAGAAACTGGCAAAGTAGAGATTGATCCAGAGGTAGCACGGGCATTAATCTCGGCCTACCTAAACCATATCGGCCCGAACGGAGAATCCTTCCTAGAGATAATAGAGAGGTGCATTAAGTTTGGCCTTCTGAAAGGAGAGATGGTGGCGAAGGTAACTGGCGCGCTCTCTCCAACAACGCTGGTTATGGCAGAAGGCAGCCAAGAGATAGAAGTCTTCAAACCAACCATATCCGCAGTTGACCCAGACTTCTATTTCCCTGATCCAACTGGACGTGGACTGTACGAAATCCAGGAAATAGAGCAAGACTGGTATACGCTTAAAGACTTAGCCAAAGCCGGCGTTTACAAGAAGAAAGAGGTCGATGAGCTTGGTAAAGGAGAGAAAGAGTATAGGAAGCCTATCAAGCTTAAGGAAGTATACGGAACCTTCCTAAGCAAGGATGGAGAGCCGATAAAGCGCAACGCGATTGCAGTCTGTGCTGATGATCGCTTGCTTCGCTTCGAGGACAATCCTTTTTGGCATGGAGAGTCTCCTTTCGTCTACAAGCGCATTACTGTTCCAGTCACGGAAGAATCCATTCCTGCTATTCTGGACGGCCCAGTAGGCCTTAACTTTTGCATGAACGAGCTGTTTAATCTAATGCTAGACTCTGCAGTTCGTGCAAATATTGGGGTGAATGCTATTCACCTGGGCCTTTTAGAGAATCCTAACGACATCATCGGTGGCGTCAAATCTGGAAGCACAGTCCGTATTCGAGCGGATGCGCCAATTGGAGCACGGGTAGTCGAGCACATGCCAATTGGGGAAATCAATCCCCTAACGCTCCAAATGTATGGTGTCCTAGAAAGCCTGTTCATAGATTCTTCAGTACTAACGGATATAGCCATTGGTAGAGCACCGCCAAAGGAAGCTACCGCCACGGAGATTGTGCAGCTTACCCAAAGCCAGTCTGTTTTGCTGGCTGGCTTTATCCTCTCGGTAGAGGCATTCATTTCCAGCATCCTACGTAAGCTTTGGCTAATCCTGATGCAAAACCTAGAGTTTTTGAAGACAGACGACATCATCTCAGCGATTGGCCCAGTACAAGCGATTAAGCTTATCCAGATGTCTCCGGAGGAGAGATTCCAAGCATTCTCTGGAATTGGCCTCACAGTGAAAGGAATCTCTGACCTGCTGAGGAGAAGCAGCGACATTCAGAAGTATACTCAGTTCATGGCAACATTCCTTTCTTCTCCTACGCTAGCACAAGTATTCCTAACGCGCTTCGACATGTACAAGTACATGTTTAAGCTAGCAAAGCTGTATGGCATAGATATAAGCGACGTCTCTATGTCTCCGCAAGATCAACAGGCAATAGAGATGATGGCGTCTCAATCTATGCTTGGTGGAGGAGGATTAGCTCCTCAGCAGAATGCTAAACAGCCACAAGCTCAACAGCAACAAGTAGGTGCTAATAATGTCGTCGGAGCTCAACAATAGGATAAGAGATTTGGCAACCTGGTATTACTACCATGAGCCACATATAGAGGATATTAACAAGAGGCTTGAGTTTTACAATGATACTATTTCAACGCTTATAGAGATAGCGGCTATAATCGCAAAAGATATTCAAAAGCTTGAAAACAAGCCACAAAAAGATGAGGTTAAGCTATTGATTCCAAAAGGAATAAGATTACATGAGCCTATCAAATTATGATTCAACACCCAACGCTAGAGTCAGTAACGTGCAACATACTTGAACATCATGCTGAAAAGATTGAGAGGACAATCATCGATGAAATAGTAAGAAAGGAGAATACGTTACCGATAGCAGAATATAAGGAACTGATTTACCATAAGATTTGTCTTATAATTGCACTTAGGAAAGTTATAAGTAGTTTGAAATCTTCGATTATTAACAAAGGGCTTGAATCATGAGTGAAGAATTAGAATTTAACGAAGAAGAAGAGAAAGTAGAATCTGAAGGGAATGAGGAAGGTAAGAGTAAAGAGGATTTAAAAGCAGAACTTGAGGCGCTTAAGGCCAAGTTTGATGCCATGGTTGCCATGATGAGCAATTTCCAGCAGCAGCAACCATTGACTAATGCTCCTCAATCTCAAGCGCAGCAGATTGCAGGCCTTACTCCTGAACAGTTAGAGGAGTACAACCGGAGGTTTTTGGAGAATCCGGTTGAGTCTGTCGCAAAGATTGCAGACGAGGTCAAGAAGCAAACGGAAGCCGAGCTAAG